AAACCTAAATTGTATTTTTTAAGTCCTTTGAGGTTTCCTACGTATGCCTGACTTAAATCTGTAATTGCTGTGTCTAGACCAACTCCTGCACCCGCTGCGGCGTTTAACGCAGTTCTCATAATGTCCTGAGATGCGGTAACTGATTGTGTGGTCTGAATTAGTTTTGCAAACGCAGGTCTTAAAAGGTCATCGGCAACTGCGTAAGTCTTTTCAAGACCCGCAATAAAGTTAGATACGTTAGTTGCTTCATAGGCTAAGCCTAAGTTGCTAACAGTTTGAGTTAATTGTCTAGCAGCTTTGTCATCTTCAACAAATGCTTTTAATGATTGCTGACCAAATCTAAAGGCTTTTTGCGCACCAGCTAAACCAATGTAAGCCTTCGCAAGAGTTTTAACGCCTTTGCCTAAACCTGTAACATCTTTATTGGCTTTGCCAAACGCTGCTTTGCCTTTGTATTCAGCGCCAATACCAATCATCAAGTCTGTTGTTGCCATGACTAACCTACCCTTGCTCTAAACTTCTTGGCTGCGCCTTCAATGGCTCTAATAACTGCTGCGTTGGTCTTGCCACCATCTTCTGCCCATGCACGATAGATTAAACGGCCAACCATATAGCGACCACGGCGGCCTGAGCCTGTGCGTGTATTGCCTTGTTTTAACGGGCTAGCGTTGTCTAACGCTGAAATAAACTGTGATCCTGCTAGTGGATTGTTTGAATGGCTGTAGTTCTTGTTCGTTCTAGGAGTTCCCTTAGGGGCTTTCTGCATACCGCCAGGGTTTTTGCGCCCTGCTGTTTCAAATATAGCGCCTGAAGCAGTCTTGTTAGCAATAGAAGCTGCGTAGGAGAAACCACGTCTGTTTGGCCTTGATGGTGTGGTTTTGTAGCCAATACCTCTACGCATAAGAGTTGCGTTATAAATAGGCCATTTGCCAGTCTTAGTTTCACCACGCCAATTAGAAGGCGTAAAGTCTGAAGGAATATAACCTCTAGCCTTTTTAACAATCGGCTTTAAGAGTGATGCAACTTCAACTTGCATTTCTTTGGCTAAATCAGGTTCAAACTTGCGCAGGGCGGTGCGAAGTTGACTAGCGCCTTTTAGCTGCGTTGCCATTCTTCATCTCCTTCGCCCTGTCTCGCATAGCCATCAAATAAGTCTTGAACATTCGCACATCCATGTCAATAAAGGATTGTGCCGCGATCCCCGTCTCTATGCTCATTCGTGCGATGAGATAATGAAGTGAATCGCGGGTCAGTCCAAAGGGTCATCATCAAGAACTTCCACACGCACAAGCGTTTCTAAGAAGTCTGCGCCAAAAGGTTTGACAGTTTCTCCCGATCTACGGATGCATTCCCAGGCTAACCAATAAACGTCAGACTGCTTCTCATCCTCACGGAAGGCTTTGTGTAAGCCTTTCTTTGCATAGACTTCAAAGGCGAATTCTATTGCCGGTGTGATTACGTGAGTGGTATCGCTACCATCCACCCTTACTATTCTTAACTTTGCCATGTTAGCCCTTTTCTTTTGTAGTTAGTTTAGAACGCTGTTGAAGATGATGGAACAATCTTGCTGTTACATGTGAATGTAATGTCAATAGTTGCTTCATCTGCTACTGCGCCGTTAATGTCTGTTAGGTTGTCAACTAGAACAGTTGTTGCATAAGTCTTGTTTGTTGCTGATACTGCTGTGCCTTTTTCTTGAATCATTGAAACGGCAACAGTTGTGCCAAACGCATCTTGCAAAGTTTGGAGAACGCTTGCAGTAGCGGTGTCGTTTAAGAACGATACTGTGATGCTTGATGCTTCTAACCCGCCCACAAATTTGTGTGCAGTATCGCCCATAGCAGTAACTTCTAGTTGATCTAACTGGCGGTTAATTGTGATTGCGGTAACGTGATCTGATAAATCAACAGTTGCTAACTTAAAGCCAACTTTATTGTTTAGAAAAATTGCCATTGTTTATTCCTCGTCTTTCTTGGCTGCTGCCTTTGGGGTGGGTGCGATTTGACCGATCTTCTTCAAGAAAGCCAAATCCTCTGGTGTTAGATCGGACATATTAACTCCAACTCGTTAAGATACTCAGACGTATTTCCGTCGTGAGAAGGTCTCCAGCTGTTGAGTCAACTGACACACCAGACACAGAGCCAATGTTATAGTTTAGCGATGATGCCGCTAGTTTAGTAAACACGTCAACAATAAAATCTTCCATGCTTGCAAGTGAACCCTGGTTGTCAAGTAATGGCAAGTAAAGTTTTAAGCGAAAGTTAGCCAAAGGTGCAATAGTTATATGTTGGTTATTGCTTGGCACAATATAAGGATCATCAGGTTCTACAACCACGCTGTTGGCCAGCGGTGAGGCAGGTGGAAAGGAAAATACCTGCCATACCGCCGGATTACTTAAAGCCGTTGCAATGGTAGAACGGAGAGTTGTGACGGCAACTGTCATCCGACTAGTCCACTTGGGTTTAAGTAATTCGCAATTAAACCGCGGATTCTTGCGAGCAAAGTGTTCCCGAGGCGATAAGGTGAAGGAGTGAATCCATCAGGGCTTACACCGCCAGCGTTTGAAAGTTGTCTTGCTTGCCAAATATCTACGGCAATCATAAGTGATGCTTCTCTGATTTCTGGGATTGTTGCAAAATCTACATTAGTTCCAGCCGCTACTGTGGCGAATGGTTGGATTGGGTTCTTAACCTGATTTGCGCCTGTGGCTGCGTAAGTAATTGAATAATTGTAAGCCGTCAAGGAATAGTTCTGGTAGTTAAGGGCAGATACCTGAACTGCGCCGTTAATCTCAGTGATTGTCTTAGTGCCGTTGAAAGGTGAACCGGCATTAGTAATAGTTACGCTTTGGCCAACATACATGCCGTGTGGTTGTTGAAAGTAAAGTGTTGCGAAGTTATCTTGCAGGCTGCGAGCAGCTGCGTAATAGTTGTTAAACCATAGATGGCTTTTAATAATGTTTTCAGCGGCCTGTGCGCATTCTTCAACTACGTCATTGCTATATAGAGAGCCTATGCCTAGAACGCTGCGCAGTTCGGCCTGTGTTACGTATGTGGCTGCCATGATTTCCTCTCTAATTAAAATTGAAGGGGCTAAGGGCTACAAAGCCCCTTCAACACGTTTGTTAATTGCTAATTAAGCAATCATCCACTTATAGCCACCGGCTGTGCCAGTTTTAGGGGCAATCGCTCCATAGCCATAATAGGCCACGTTGATTTGACCTGAAGCAATAACTGCTGCTTCTAGTTTGAATTGTGGTGACTCATACCATGTGTAAGAATCTGGGTTGACAACGATAATTGATCCATCGCCTGTTCCTGAAAGGTTACGATCAACGTAAAGGTTTAGACCGTTGATGTTGCCTTGTAGTGAAGTAGGTGATGCGTTACCGCCAGCGTTCACTGGTTGAACTGCTGTGTAGATAGCGCGGTTTGTTGAGTCAACAAGACCCATGATTGCGCCCCATTGTGCAGGAGACACGATGATGTTTTGTGCAAAGCCTAGTGTGCCTGAGTAGATAGATACTGCTGCATCTGCTACAAAATCAAGAAGGTTAGCTGCTGACATTGTGCGGTTTCCACCGTCTGTTGCATAAGCATCAATAACTACTCCAACGCGAGTATCTGTTGCCTTTGCGTATGCGTATTCCATGTTCTTAACAAGTTCAGCAAAGAACGCTGGGCTTGAGCGATCAAGGATTTCAACTGAGAATGTCTGTTGTCCAGCAAACTTTTGAACTGCAACTGAAAGATAAGAATCTTCCAAGTCTGTGTTTGAAGGTGCTGCTTCTTCAGCTGTAACTGCTACGGTAGGTACCTGGGTAATTCGCGGAATTTCAAATGTCATTCCCGCATCAGGTAGAACACCCTTTGAGATTGCGTCAATAAATGGGCGATCTGCATTTGCAAGTGGGTTGATAACTTCTGTTAACTGACGTGTTGGAACAAGTCCAGCGTTGTCTGTTGTGTTAGCTGCTGCTAGGAGATATTGACGTGCGTTGTCATCTCCGAGTTTTGCACGAACTGTGTTCTCTAGGAATTTTTCCTTTGTGAACTCTAGGCGTGGAGCAGTATACATTGCTGCTGTTACTGTTGGGCGTGAGGCTTCAACCGCAGGGGTTTCTACTACAGCCTCAGGTGCTACGGCATCTGGAGTATCCAAGATGGCCTCACTTTCTGATTGTGGGATTTCGGTTAGTGCTTCATCTTCGGTTTCTGCCGCTGATGCTGCAACGCTAGTTACTGCTGCTGAATCGAACGCAGCTGCTTGAACAAGACTTGTTTCAAATAGTCTTGCTGATTGAACATACAACACGCCGTTACGTGGTTGTGATGCTAGAACTTCGACTCCAACACTAAGCCCTGAACGAAGGCCGTCTGATGCTTCGATTAGTGAGTCTGTTCCGCGGCTAGTGTTGGAGACTTTGAATGATGCGTAAACACCGTCTGCTGTTTCATTGAAGGATACGGCTTTGCCGATTGGCTTCTTTGCATCGTGTTCTAAAAGTAATTTTGACTTGCCTGGTTCTGGCAGTTGAATTGAACCGCGTTCAAATACAACAGCGCCAACTGAAGTTTGGCCAATTTCGCCATCGTAAGGCACAATCTTGCCAGAGATCAGTCTGCGGCCTTGATCGCACTCTATATCGCTACTGAAGGTTAATTGCATTTGTCGCACTCCCGTTTGGTGATAGGTCTTCCATTGCCATTGCATCCTGAACTGTAATTAGTCCAAGTGCCAACATTTTTTCAATTACTAACAAGCGTTCCATTGAGTCAGCACGTAGGAATCCTGATTCCAAATCAAAACAAATCTTTTGTGTTGATGGAGTTATGTCATTCATTGACAGACGCGCTTCGATTGCTGAGATGAAAGGCTGTAAAGATAGAGACACGAATTGACGGCGTTCATCTTGCACGTTTGCATAAGTCATGCTGTTGTTCATATCTGCTGATATGTAATACGCTGGCACGTTGCATAATCTTGCGATTTCAGTTGCCATGTATTGCTTTGCTTCATTTAGCATCATGTCTTTAGGTGAGAATGATGCAGGTTGAAACTCTAGTGTGCTTGTGAGATAAGCAGTGCTGCGGTTCTGACGAGCATTGCGCCACGCAGCTAGTAAGCCTTGAACTTCAGACTCTCCCAAATCAGCACCGGTATTCTTAAGAACACCAGAAGGCATTGGAGTTGCTGCGGCTATTGAAGATGCACGATCTAAATCTAAAGCTGCTGTCAAACTACGTGCGCCTGTTTGCAAAATGCCATCTGTCATGCTTTGGAATGTAACTAAACTTCCAATTCCAGACATAGGGCGAACTGCGCCATCTACTTGATAGCCTTCGATAAAAGTATTTGTCTTGTTGTATTTAGGAATAACGCGAGAGTTAGCAACCCAGTTAAATCTTGCTGGGTAGCCGTTGTCTGCATAGACTTCGGTAATTTCCCAATAAGCCACGCCAAAGAATAGAAGTGAATCTACTGTGTAAGCCATTGTTACTGCATAAGGTTGATTTTGTGATGGTTGATCCATCCACGGCAACTTTGGCAGATATTCGTCAGTGCGTTTTAATTCTAATTTTAATTCCATTGCGCCAATAGTGTTGCAGATTAAATTACGGCAACGGCTAACAGCTGGGATAGACATCGCGCTAATGCGATCTATTGAAAGTAAGTTGTAAGGGATTTGGTATTGGTAAGTGTCGGCCATTACCGGTGGTGCATACTGCGCTTCGATTATTGCTGGCTTGCTAAAGCGAGAGAATAAACCCATACACCAACCTTACCCTAGTTGGCAAGTATTGTCTCATTATTCGAGACGCGTGTCAAACATATATTTGAGGTGTTGATTGCGGTTTTGTCAAGTAGTGGACAATCATCGCTGAGCAGATTGCGCTAGTTACGTCTCCAGCCGACTTGCGTCTAACTATTCGCCAACCTGCGTCATTTGTTTTAGCACCAACCGAGAACCAGGATTCTGTCAGCTCTTTCTGGCCAGAGTGAACTAAGCGAACATTTACAAACGCATCTAATATCTCACCACAAGCCTGGTAAAAGGATTGACCTGAGCAATCTTCTAATTTCTGCCCTGATTGCTGCAATCTTTGAGCAATAGAAGCTGTGGCGTATTTGTCATACATAATTATACGAGGTTTGAACTTTTGCGCCCATGCGTGGACATCTGCCGCCATTTTCAGATCGTCAATAGCAACATCGCTAGTCCAGAGCTGCATAAGCCCTAGTTCAATCTTTCCGGTGGCCTGATTTAACTTGCCAGCAAGCAAAGCACCAGATCGCTTTGATGGAGATACGTCTATAGCAAAAACGATATTGCCACCAGGAGTAATTTGGAGATTAGAGTCTGAGGTATCAGTAATCATCTGAGTTGTGAATGGGGATGTCATCGAATCGACCCACTGGCAAAGCATTTCGGTTCTTGTGTTGTTAATTGGGTTTGTTGCTACTGCTTCTTCCAGCGTCTCCTCATCAATGAGGAAAGAAAGAGAAGGATTAGCCATAGCCCAGGCATTACGATCATCAACTTTGCAATGGGGCGGCGCAGAATACTCATACCAGCCAAGTGTAGGCGAAGGGTAGGACAAAGCACGTTCTCGCAAGTCATTTAACACAACAGAATAAGCATCACCAGCGTTAGAGCAAACTAAAGTCTGGCCACCAGTTGCGCGAGTTGTTGGTCTAGCCGCTTTCCAGCCTTCTTCAGTAATTTCACGCAACTCATCTATAAATAAGAAGTTAGCGGTAAGTCCACGTGAGCCATCACGAGTAGCTGCAACAATCTGATAACGGTTGCCCTTGAGAGTCGTAATTGACTCCTGGCCGTTGGCGTATCTAATCTGTTTAATCTGATCCTTTAGGAAGTCGTTGTCAATTATTGCATTAGCAACTTGCCTGAAGGTATCTAACGCCATATTCCGGTTTGATGACATACCAATGACCATCTTGCTATCCCATAAGAACAGATGAGCCAGGATAAGCATGCGAGCCAGGTGCGTCTTGCCATTCTGACGTGCAATAAGCAATCCCATAGTTTTACGCTTGAAATCACCCTTGCTGTCAATTCGTAGCATGTCTTGCAACACGAGATATTGCCATTCGAGCAAAGGCTGACCAATTTTTACAGCTAGATCAGCAACTTCATCTACACGGGAATCGCCTTTCAAAAAAGGCGTGTGAATACGTGGAATTTTGTGGCCAACTAGCCGTTTTTTAGTTGCCCCAGTTTTACGCGGTTTGGCTTTGGTAGTCATCAGTTAACGGCTGGTGTGGTTTCGGTAACAAACGGGTTCTCAGGAATGACTGAGGCTGCTCTTGGAGAGAGATTGCCTTG